TTGGACGTTGCGCGTTTTGGCACCGATAAAACTGCCCTGTGCAAGCGTAAGGGGAATGTCGTGACTGAGCCAGTCAAGACATGGCGCAACAAAGACCTAATGGAGATATGTGGGATTATACTGAATGAATATGAAACGACTAGGTGGAGTGATAGGCCATCCGAAATACTTGTTGACAGTATCGGTCTTGGTGCTGGTGTTGTTGACCGCCTTATGGAACTTGATTTACCTGTGCGTGGGATTAACGTCGCTGAGTCCCCCGCAATGGGCGACAGGTACGGACGTTTACGCGATGAGTTGTGGTTTCTCGCAAAAGAATGGTTTGAAGCCCGTGAGTGTACAATACCAAAACAAGACGAATTGATTGAAGACCTGTCAAAGCCACGATTCAAGTTTACATCAAATGGTAAGCTGAAGGTTGAAAGCAAGGATGAGATGAAAAGGCGTGGACTAAATTCTCCCGACCTTGCAGACAGTTTTTGCCTGACATTTGCAACTCGTGCTAGCATTGCCAAGAGTGGTGGCGCACATAAATGGAATAGGCCGCTAAATTATGATTCAGCAAAGTGGGTGGTGTGATGGATGAGTACATCGAAATGGGTGGCGATGAGTTTGAAGTCATCGTTGCGCTACTTGAGGAGTTGAGTGATTCTGGAGTCGAGTGGGATGACCTTTTGAACCTGACCTTGCTTGCGTCAGCCTATTGTGGTCAAATGGCAGAAATGTCGCCTGAAGAGTATTTGCAGATTATAAGCTCTATTAGAGTGACAGAAGATGGAATTTACGGGGAAGCCTGATGGCTAAGAAAACAGTGGTAGTTTTTGAGCCGCGCAGACCTACACGCCGAAGACATAAAAAGCGTGGTTTACACATACGCAAAAAGCTTGGCCCAAAACATCACATGAGGATTCACTGATGTCTATCGTCTATCGTGGTGAGCGTTTTGCTGGTTATAATAAACCGAAGCGCACTCCGAAGCACCCCAGAAAGAGTCATGCTGTGCTGGCAAAGGAAGGCGACAAAGTTCGCCTAATACGTTTTGGTCAGCAGGGCGTAAAGGGTGCTGGTAAAAATCCGAAGACAGCAAAGGAAAAAGCGCGTAGAAAGAGCTATTATGCTCGTCACAATGCACAAGGTAAGCCTACAAGCAAGCTGAGTGCGAAATACTGGTCACACAAAGTAAAATGGTAGGAGTTAAAAATGGCAGGTTATATGTACAAAACTAGCAATTCTAAAGATAAAAATAAGAAAAAGAATAAAAGGGTGGCAAAAAAGATGACGAAAAAGAGGAGCGCGTGATGGCTAAGGGTGTTGCACATTATTTTCGAGATGGCAGTCGCTATACTGGTGGTATGCACAAGATGCCAAACGGAGAAGTTCACAGCGGGGCGCGGCATACTGCGTCAAGCAAAAAGCTCTATCACTATGCAGACCTTTCTGAAACTGCTAAGAAGAAAGCAAGGAAGCGTTCTTAATGTATGTTACTATTTACACAAGGAACCGTGCGGCTGAGAAACAAGCAGCATTGAAGGCTCAAAAGGCTACTGAAGAAGCTACGTCAAAGAAGCGTGGTCGTCCACGCAAACAGAGAAAGACAGACAAATGATTTGCCCACACTGCGGATATCCAAATCCTAATGGTTATCATGGAAATTGTAAGTCCTGTCGCAAGCCCTTGCAAGTTGAGCCTGTTGTTGAGACAAAACCAAAGGCCAAGTCAGAGCCTAAACCAAAATCAAAATCAAATCCGAATAGCAAAAAAGCCAAAGTATCTAAGAAGGCATAGTTATGGCTAAAATGAACGACATTGAGTTTCAGGCGATTGTTCGCAATGAGATTGAACAGGCACTAGGACACTACGATACGGAGTATTCGCAAGACCGTATTGATGCGATGGACTACTATTTGGGTGAGCCATTTGGCAACGAGCAGACTGAGCGCTCTCAGGTTGTTAGCACAGAAGTATCAGACACCATTGAACATATCATGCCATCTCTTATGCGTATCTTTACGCAGTCTGATGACTATGTTCGTTTTGTTCCACACGGCCCTGAAGATGTTGCCATTGCCGAGCAAGCCAGTGACTACTGCAACTGGATTATCAACAACGATAATCGCGGCTTTGAAATCATGCACAACTGGTTCAAGGATTCTCTTATCCTAAAACTTGGCGTTGTGAAGTTCTATTGGGACGAAATCGTAGATGTTGAGACAGAGGAGTACGAAGGTCTTAACATGGACGAACTAACCATCTTGATTTCAGACCCAGAGGTTGAGGTTGTCAGTCAAGATGAGCGCACCATCGGTGAAGACATGGAAGGGCCAGAGGGCATTGTTATCCCTGCCCCTGTTATCTATGATGTAAAAATTAAACGCACAAAAAACACTGGCAGTGTTCGTATTGAAAACATACCGCCAGAAGAGTTTTTGATTGGCAACAGAGCCAAGTCTCTCGAAGATGCTAGTTTTGTTGCACATCGTTCAGCCATGACTGTCAGCGACCTTGTGTCGATGGGCTATGACCGTGATGAGATTGAGCAGTATGCTGGCTACACAGACCTAGATGTATCTGAAGAACGTACATCTCGTTTTGAGAACCTAGAGTCAAATTCCTCTACTGACAGCAACGACCCGACCATGCGTCACGTTCTTGTGACCGAATGTTATATTCGCTCCGACTATGATGGCGATGGTGTTGCTGAGTTCCGCAGGGTTCTTACTGTGGGCAATGGGTATCACATTCTTGAGAATGAAGAGTTTGACCATATACCATTTGCTGTCCTCTCTCCGATTCTTATGCCGCACAGAGCCATTGGTCGCTCTGTAGCAGAGCTTGTTATGGATGTGCAGCTTATCAAGTCTACGCTTATGCGTCAGTTGCTTGATAATATTTACAACACAAATAACGCCCGTGTTGTTGCTGTTGAGGGTCAGGTAAACCTAGACGACCTACTTACTAACAGGCCGGGGGGGATAGTTAGAACCCGCACTGCTGGTGCTGTTCAGCCGTTGCAGGTTCCAGATGTTTCTAGCTCTGTATTCCCTGCTCTAAATTATATGGACAGTGTTCGTGAGCAGCGCACAGGCATTAGCAAGCAGTCAATGGGCTTGGATGCAGACGCGCTACAATCAACAACGGCTACTGCTGTTGCCGCCATGCAAGCGGCATCTCAGGGCAAGATTGAAATGATTGCCCGTGTATTTGCGGAAACTGGTGTGCGTGGTCTTTTCCGTGGCATCTTGCACCTAGTTACCAAGTACCAAAATAAAGAAAAGATTATTCGCCTGCGTAATCAGTTTGTGCCCATGAACCCTCGTGAGTGGGAAAGTGCCTATGATGTACAAATCAATGTAGGTTTGGGCACAGCGCAACGTGACCAGCAGGTTGCTTTCCTGTCTCAGATTGCTCAAAAACAAGAGCAGGTTCTTATGCAGATGGGGTTGAACAACCCAATGGTTAGCTTATCTCAGTATCGCAACACGCTTGCCAAGATTGCAGAACTTTCTGGCTTCAAGGATGCTTCTCAGTTCTTTGCACCTGCCGAACAGATTGAAGCTACCCTTATGCAACAGGCGCAAGCTGCTCAACAAGCTGGGGCGCAGCAAGACCCTGCTGTTGCTGTTGAAATGCAAAAAATGCAAGCTGAGTTGCAGATGGAGCAACAAAAAATGGAGATGGAGTTTCAGCTTAAACGCGAGAAAATGGCTGCTGAACTTGAACTTCGCCGTCAAGAGCTTGAGTTTGAAATGCAGCTTCGTACAGAAAAAGTGCGCTCTGGCATAGAAACATCAATAAATCTACCTCGTGTATAAAATATCTTGCGTAAAAAGCATTGTGTGATATTTTTGCAACAAGGAGATGCGAATGAATGAAGGGAAACTAAGGGGGGAGCAGGATAGGGGTGAACGTGCAAAAGCATTGCTCCGTGACCCTCTTATCTTGGAGGCGTTTAGTAAGTTGGAGGAGACTTACTTGGACGCTTGGAAAAATCCCTCGTCATCTGCTGATGAACGAGAAACGCTATTTCAGATGTACCAAGCACTAATGGTGGTGCAAGGCCATTTGAATGAGGTTGTCGAGACAGGCAACTTAGCAAAGATAGAGCTAGGCTCTTAAAGATTTATAGAGGAGAAACGAAATGAGCGATGAACCCAGCACCCTGTTAGGAACTGGAGAGTCACTTACTAAGGGTCAAGCTGTTGACCTTCTCTTGAACACCAACGCCCCCGAAGAGGCAAGCGGAGATGCTCAAGAGCCTGTAGCTGAAGTTGAAGAGGTCATTGAGGTCGAAGAAACTGAGGCGGCATCTGAAGATGAGTTTGATGTTGAGGACGCGCAAGAGCTATCCGAAGCTGATGAGGATTACGAGGATGATGAAGAGTATGACGTTGACGTATCTGAGATTGAAGAAGTCGAGGACGAGACAGAATACTACACTGTGAAGATTGATGGTGAAGAGAAGAACGTCACTGCTGACGAACTTGTCAAATCTTATCAGTTGGAACAGGCTGCACAAAAGCGGATGCAAGAAGCTGCTGAGATTCGCAAGAACTCAGAGATAGAAGTAGCCGCTCTAGCGCAGCAACGAGAGCAGTATGCTCAGGCTTTGCAATCGTTAGAAAGCCAACTAAGCTCTGCTGAAGAGAAGCCCCAAGAGTACTGGGATAATCTCTACAGCGAAGACCCTATGGAGTATATGCGCCAACGTGAGGCTTATCGTGACCGTAAGGAAGCGATGGAAAAAGTAAAAGCTGAACAGGTGCGTGTACAGGAAGAGCGTCAGCAGGAGTTTGTGCAACAGCACCAAGCTCACTTGGTAAAAGAGCAAGAAAAACTTCTTGAAGCCTTGCCAGAATGGAAAGACCCTGACGTTGCAGCAAAAGAGAAGCAAGCTATTATCTCTTATGCCCAACGAAACTTAGGTTTTTCTGAAGCTGAACTTTCTGCCACATCGGATAGTCGAGCGGTATTGGCACTTCGCAAGGCGTATCTTTACGATGAGTTAATGGCTAAAAAGCCAGTAGCTGAGAAGAAAGTAAAGAAAGCCCCGAAGGTCACTAAGTCAGGCAAACCAACGACCAAAGCCCAAGCTAATGCTAATCGTAAGAAACAGGCACTTGAACGCCTAAATAAATCTGGCAGCAAAGAAGATGCTGTCGCCGTATTATTAGAGAGAATGAGGTCTTAAAATGGCACAATTTACTACAGCCAACGCAGTTGGCGAACGGGAAGACCTGAGTGATGTAATCACTCGTATCGACCCAGATGAAACTCCAATTTTTTCTGCTTTGCGGAAAGAAACGGGTAACGGTGTATTTGTCGAGTGGCAAGTACAAGAATTGGCTGCTGCCGTAGCAACCAACTACCAAAACGAAGGTGCTGACGCATCATACGCAACTCCGACAGCTACAACCCGCCTCGGAAACTACATGCAGATTTCACAGAAAGATGCACAAGTTTCTGGCACTCTGGACGCTGTTGATAAGGCGGGGCGTGATGCGGAGGTCGCATACCAAAAAGTTCTTAAGGGACTTGAGTTGCGGCGCGACATAGAAAAGTATCTGAACTCAGATACGGCTCGTAGCGCATCTGACCCGCGCAAAGCTGGTACTCTGTCAAGCTGGATTACTAACGTAGATGATGCCTCTGGCACTTCTGCTGCTACTGGTGATGGCACGGACGTACCTAATATGTCTGGTACTAATCGCGCACTGACTCTGGCTCAGATTGATAACGCCATGCAAGCTGCTTACACCGATGGTGGTCAGCCGAACATGCTCGTTGTTTCTCCTGCCAAGAAAGCTACCTTTAGCGACCTGAACAGTGGTTCAGTTGCTACCAACCAAATCAACTATACTGCTCCTCGTGAGGCGGCTATTGTTGGGTCGGTCTCGCTGTACCTCAGCGACTATGGTCAGCTTGATGTGGTCATTGACCGTTTTGCTTCAGATGACCGCGTGTATTTGCTGGACAGTGACTACGCAAGCATCTGCACACTTCCCAACCGTAACTTTACGGTTGACGATTTGGCTAAAACGGGTGACTCAGAGAAGTTCCAAATCATTACGGAATT